ATATTTTGCAATAAGTGCTAGACGATTTTCTCTATCTGTTGATACTGTAATTCCAGAATTATTAATAGTAACTTCAATTGATGTATTTTCTCTTCTTTGTCTTTCTGGTTTTACACCTAATTTATATTCTTCTTTAATTTGCCCAAGTGTTTTATCTTCAACAGTATAAACAAAGACTACTTCATCATCTGCAATTGTATGACTTGTTTGAGATGCTGTTTGAAATCTTGGATTATACTCTGGGATCTCATTTCTTGCAGGAAGAATCTTAATATCCTCTGTGATCACAATAGGAACATTTTGATAATCTTGTGAAGTCACTCTATAATCTACTTCAAGTTCTTCTAGTTCATCATTAATCATTCTATAGTTGAATGCGATTGGTCCTAAAAGTAATTCCTGACCATTAACGAGTGCGTACATATGACTTTTTTAATTATTTATGCGATGAAGTAGGTAGGATCAGTGCCTGATGTGATTGCGCCTTTAGAGGTCCTGCCAGATGTAGCCTGTTTCCAGTTGGTTCCTCCTGCGAATGTGGTTACTGGTGTGTTTCTTTGTGTTGCATCATTAGTTCCCAACATCCCCGTGCCTAAATCTGCGCCCCATGTCCATAGAGTTCCATCAGTTTTAATTGATATCATACTAAATGTCGTTGATGATCCACCAATTCCAACAGCAACTTGTTTCCAGTTAGTTCCTCCTGCGAATGTAGTGACTGGAGTGCATCTTGCAGTTGTGTTATTGATTCCTAGTTGCCCATAAAGATTACGGCCCCAAGTCCATAAAGTTCCATCGGTTTTGATTGCTGCCATATTGCCCGGACTAACATCAACTTGTTTCCAGTTGGTTCCTCCTGCGAATGTTGTGACTGGAGTTGATCTTTTATTTGTGTCATTGGTTCCTAGTCCTCCATAAGAATTATCTCCCCAAACCCATAAAGTTCCATCAGTTTTAATTGCTGCACTGCAACCAAGAAATGAAGCGCCGGAAGAAACTTGTTTCCAGTTGGTTCCTCCTGCGAATGTTGTGACTGGAGTGTATCTGAATATTGCATCATTAGTTCCCAAAGTTGCATCATTACCACCCCAAACCCACAAAGTTCCGTCAGTTTTGATTGCTGCCATACTACTACCATATCCTAAAGAAACCTGTTTCCAGTTGGTTCCTCCTGCGAATGTGGTTACTGGTGTGTTTCTTTGTGTTGTATCATTGGTTCCTAATACTCCTGCAGTATTGTCTCCCCACACCCACAAAGTTCCATCTGTCTTAATTGCTGCTGTTCTTTTATAACCACAAGAAACTTGTTTCCAGTTGGTTCCTCCTGCGAATGTTTGAACGGGAACTAATCTATTGGAAGCTAAATCGTTTGTTCCCAGTGCTCCACCAAAACGTCCTCCCCATACCCACAAAGTTCCATCAGTTTTCACTGCTGCTGCATGTCCATATCCATAAGAAACCTGTTTCCAGTTGGTTCCTCCCTCAAATGTAGTGACTGGAGTGGATCTATTGGATGTTGCATTATTTCCTAACCGTCCATTAAATCCTTCTCCCCAAGTCCATAAAGTATCACCAACCCATTGGTCAATTAACCAATACTCACTCACAAAGTAATTTTCTAAATCTCCTTCTGGAGAATTAAACTGATTAGGCATCTAATTTTCTCTCCAGTTCTTCAATACGAACTTGTTGTTCTTTGATTGCTTCAATTAAAAGTCCAACCATATTGGAATAACTTACTGACTTAATGCCATCGCTATTGGTCTCAACGAGTTCAGGAAGTACTTTTTCTACTTCCTGAGCAATCAAACCAAGTGAAGGTTTATTGTTATTTATCCAATCAAACCTAACTCCATCAAGTTGTTTCGTAATTTCAATCGGATTTTCTATAGGTCTTACGTTAGTTTTTTGAGTTGCGTCTGATAGTGATGTAAATTGAGTTGCTGCTAGGTTTCCAGATAGTGGATTAAATTGGAGATTTGTTGAAGAAACATTTGCTGCAGAAATAGATCCTGATGTAGAGTCAGTAAATGTAAGATACCTAGTTGCATTTGTTGAGATATCATCGCTTATTGTTACTCCACCTCCACCACCTCCACTAATATTAATAGTTGCGATTCCAGAACTAACTGTTACAGTAGAAATTCCCGAACCTCTAAAGTCTAAGAATGTTGCTCCAGTTCCTACTGTTCCTCCAGCAGTTGCAATTCCGACACCAGCAACAAGTCCAGTTAAGTTTGCGCCAGAGCCAGAGAATGATAATGCGGTAACAACGCCAGTAAAACTTGCGGTAGTTCCAAATAAGGATGCTGTATAAGTTGTTATTCCAGAGAAGGTAGAAACACCAGAAACATTTAATTGTGCAACAGATGCAATACCACCCATAACTGATGTAGCAATACCACTAGAAGTAGCATAAGTTGCTGTACCACTAGAGGTTGCATAAGTAGCAATACCACTTATAGGAACATTTGTTAATCCAGAACCATTTCCAACAAATGATGCTGCGGTTATGATACCAGTAGTATTAACTGATGCTGCTGCCGTAAGTGCAGAAGAAATTCCAGCACTAGTTGCATAAGTTGCAATACCACTAGAGGTTGCATAAGTTGCTATACCAGCACTAGTCGCATAAGTTGCAGCAGTAGAAATTCCTGCAGTTAATGCATAAGTAGCAGTACTAGAAATACCACTAGAGGTTGCATAAGTTGCTATACCAGAATTTATGGCATAGACAGCAGAAGAAGCAGAAATATTAGTAAGTTTAGAACCATCACCATAATAAGTTACAACACCACTTGTACTTGTGGCAGTTACAATACCAGAAAATATTTTTACCGTCCCAATTGTTGCAATACCAGTGATATTGGCATTAAGTGCAGTAAACCCACTAAAGGATATACTACCCCCAATATCCAACTTTCCAGTAACACTTGTATCGCCTTGAACATAAAGTGCTGTTTGTCCTGTAGAGACTGAAGAACGAACATCTAATAAGTAGTTTGGCAGTGCTGTTCCTACACCAACAGAACCACTACCTAATGCTGTAAGAACCGTTCCATTCGTTCCGACGTTTAGTTCGTTTATAACAGTTGAGATTCCTGTTAGATAAGAATCTGTTGCAATAAACCTACCACGTAGATCTAATTCCACTCTTGGAATAGTAGAACCTATGCCAACATTTTTAGTTTGACCGCTTACAATAAGAACGTCAGAATTAACTTCTAATCCGTCTTTTATAACAAACGCTTTTTTAATTGCCATAGGTGGAGAACGCCAACCTTATTTTAAGTATTTATAATAAAGAAATAAATACGAATATGAACAATTTTAAAATTCACATTTATGTCTTATCCATTGGTAATTAGAAATTTTATTACAGAAGAAGAAAATGATTATTTTTTAAACTGGATAGAAGAAAATAAATCTTCATATGATCAACATATAAGTTCAGAAGATTACTGGTCCAAAAGATGCATATATTATTCTTCAATTAAGGAAGAAGAAGTTAGAGAAAAATTAATTAAGTTAATTGTATCAATTAGAAGTGTTGTAGAGAAAACTTCTATATCTGACCAAAAACTTTTTATAGAATATCCACAATTTGTTAGGTGGGAAAATAAAGTAGAACTTACTCCACATGCAGATAATATTGAGCAAGATGGAGTTACTCCAAACTCATCTCCTTGGAGATCGCACGGAAGTGTTCTTTATTTTAATAGTTCTTTTGTTGGTGGAGAATTATATTATCCAAATTTGAATATAGAAGTTAAACCAGAACCAAGAATGCTAGTTGTTCATCCAGCAGATTTAAAATTCACACATGGAGTTAAAAAAGTTGAGAGCGGCGTTAGGCAGACATTAAGCGTTTTTTTGACTTATGATCCACATGCCGCTCCCGTTTATAACGATTGAATTTTTATTTGCCTGTTGGTGGTGGTGAGACTAGTTTATTGTGAGATAATAAGTTTTCTGAGATATAGGTGTGACCACCATCAACTTGAATTGCAACAACCTTTCCAGGTTCTGCACTTTCAATTTTTATAATTGTATGCCCAGAAATAATATCACCAACTTTTAAACTACAAGCTAAAACCCAACCACTTTCTTCACTATAAAATGTATGAGTAGGTGAGCAGGTAAATTCAACATGATCAAAGATAATTTTCAATCTTTCAGAATCAACTTGCTTAACATAATCAATTAAGTATTCACCCCATTCTAAAGTATGTTCATGTCGAGTTGTAATTAAATCACCAACTTTTAGATCACCTGCATTCTTTTGAGTTCCATCTGCCATTAAGATCTTTGTCCATGGAGCAGGACAGGATGTAATTGGTGGTGATGGATTCGTTACAGGTGGATTCGTTACTGGTGGAGTAACTATCTTTAAATTGTGAGATAATAATCCTTCACAGATATAAGTGTGA